GTCTACCCAATCGTTTGTAAATGCTTCAGTGAGTGTTGTTTTGCCTGATCCTGGCGCGCCTATCACGTAAATAATTTTCATTTTGCCCCCTTTGTAATTTAGCAACTATAAACTGTCAATCCATTTTTCCGCAATTGCAGGTGATAGCCCGTAGCCACTGCGCGCCAACCCTGAAAAATAAGCGTTGCGCTGTCCCAACTCAGGATAAATCGGTATTCCGCCTTTGCCCTTTGCTCTCCAACCTAACGACATCTCCCAAGTTGCGCCTGCTTGCACAATTCCCAACAAGTGAGCCTGCTCTAACAATTCTTCAGCCTCTTGTATTGCCTTGTCAGCGCTTGCGCTAATTGAAGATCCAACACGCGTGACGCCGTTGATTTGCGCTGCTGAGAGTGATTTGTACGGTCTCAAATGATGAACACGGTACGGTGAATAATCTAATTGCGCGTCATGCGAGATCCAAGTAACCCCTGCAAACAGGCTTACGTCACGCGCTAGATCCGCCCCGTATGCGCCTGTGCAATTCAAAATAGCGTCAGCAGCAATCTCTTTTGTTGGCGTAGTGACAAATGTTTTATAGATCCCTACCACGCGTTCAGTTAGGTCTGGTTTAACCAGCGGCAAAATCGGATCTACCAACCACCAATCCTTTTGTGCTTTGACTTCTCGGTTTTTCCAATTAGACACGTGCGCTTCTCTTGTTCCTGCTGCACCCCATTTGCTGTACCAGTCCCAAGATTTTTCAAGGTCAGCGCGCTCAGCCTTGTCAAACCACGTTGGGCGTATTGTTGCCAACGCAGATCTGGACGCAGATTGTTCTGGTGCGTGGTCAATCAGTGTTACGTCCCAGCCTTTGTCGCGTGCAATACGCGTGGCTGAGGATCCTGCAATGCCAGCGCCAATAACAATGAGTTTCATCTCAGTGCAATCTGCTTTGTGTCGCGGTAAACGTTTTTGCGCTTTTTGTCTATGCCTTCCCAACCGTTCAACTCACCTAAGTATTCATGCGGCAATGTCTCGTATCGCGCTTTGAACGCCATGTCAGTCAAATCCGATTGAACACGCAACAACTGTTCCTGCATTTCGTCTATGTCAATACCGACGTAGTAGCGCCCCTTGGACATTGCATAAAAATCGCACAATGAAGTTTCAGCCGTCTCCATGCTTACTTGCGACACCTTGCCTTGTAAACCCTCAACTACTTTTAGGCTTAGTTCATCTAGGTGCGCCACTTCAGCAGGTGAATTGCCTTGCGGTAGTCCAGGAAAAAACAACCCCAAGCCTTTGCGTGGTCCACTTGAATTAGCGTTGCCCATGTCAGGCACTTTTAAGTTAAACCCGTGAGATTTCATTAGGATCTCTGCTGTTTTGTATGCTGCCCAGCGCCCGTTGCCAAACACCGTTGTCAATTCATCGTTAAGTGTTTTCCAGTTTGTTATTGGATCCTCAGACGCCGTTGCAGTATCCAACCAAGCGCCCAATCCACCGTGTTGTTCTGCTTTGGCGCACAATGAGTCGAGATGTTGCGCAAACCTCAATGTTGCTCTGTGAGATCTGCGCGGTTGAGAGATAGGCAATTTCAAATCTGCTTGCGTTGGTACGGTAGGTGTTGGGTACAGGCTGAACGCTTTAAGCGCTGAGCCCATGTGGTAATAACCAACAAACAAAAACGTCAGCCACAATCCGCTGTCCCTGTCCATTGAGTCTGCAAACCATTTCAATACTGGGTAAGCAGGATCCATGTCACGCGATTGAGTCTGCGCTTCGTGAAATTGTGCGTAATCAGCCCACAGGCTCACTTATTTTTGCCACCAATTTGAGGCATAGGTATTTCGCCCTTCAGCGCCTTTGCCATGTTGTCCTCACGGTTGGTTCTACTCTCACGTGCTTTGGCTGTTTCTACTGCAAACGTGAAACAATCCTTCATGCCACGCAACGCGTAGTAAACAATTGAATAGCGGTATGAGTCTTTGGCGCTAGGCGTCATTGGTGTCACGCCGTGAACGTATTTGTATCCTGCAAAAAATGTCACCCAGCCGTCACGACAAGAACACGTAAAATCGTATTCAGGTAGCGTCAGGTATCCACCCTTCATTTTTCTGCGGATTACTGGCATTGCTGACCAAGTGGCAAAGTTGAACCCGTCACGGTGGTAAGGCAATGTTGAAGCCTTATTGACTACCCCGCTTGTCCATAGCGCGTCATCAGTCATGCGCCATTCATCAGCCACATTGTTATCTGCAAGCGCTTTGCGGTCTGCTTCGTATAGATCTGGCGCAAACTCTTTGTACATGTTGGCAAACTTCTCCGCAAATGCAATCAGCACTGCGTGTTCATTTGGTTGTTCGTGCGCTAATGAGGTTGCTCTGCAACTCTCTCGCTTTTGAAAGATTTTGCGTGGTGCCATTCCAAAAGTGCGTGAAGCATTTTTCAAGCCTGTTGATTGGCGGATTGTTGTGCCGTAGTTGATGTTTAGCACAGACGCGCGCAACAAATCAACCTCTTCCTCCATTGGGAAATAAACAAAAATAACCTCTTCTGTGTCTTCGTCAATCCAGATCCCAGCCTCAGTGCAGTTTGGTTCGTAATCAGGAACCACAGTGCCTACCAGCGCGGTTGCGTCCTCAGACGACATGACGCGCTTGATCTTGTGTACGGGTAACTCAGATAAGTTCATGCGGGCATTTCCTGTCTACTGCTTCTTCAACCAATTTCAAAATTGCTTCGCCGTTGCTTACCAATCCGTTTGCTGTGCGGTATTCAATCAGCGCGTCTACGATCCAAACGTAAATGTCATTGTGATAATCCAGCATCAGCATGCGTGTTGCCTTGTTGGTGTATCGCTCTGCGTAATCGCTTAGCGTAGGTATAAATTGCGTACCTGATTGTCCACTCTCTCCAACTTCAAGTGAAGCAAAAAGTGTTTTGTGTTCCAGCGTTGGCAAATCTCTTTCCTGGATTTCAGCCTTCAAATCATCGTATTCGTCAAACGTGTAACCAGATCCTTCAAGGTTGTTCATACTGTCTAACAAATCAGCCAGCACTTTGTTGTCGTATTCACCTGTGTCTGAGGCTCTGTTGTCTATTGCAACAATCTTTGCCGCAGTCTCAGCGTCTACGTCTACGTACACAATGTCAATCGTGTCCCAACCTAATTGCTTTGCAGCGCGAAACGTGTGATTGCCTGCAAGGATCTCATTGTTATCTTTGTTTACCGTAATTGGTTTGTATTGACCGTACTTGGACAATGACTCAGCAATGAGATCCACGTTGCCCTTGCGTGGGTTTTTGGCGTATTCGTTAAGTTCTGTTACCTGTGCCTTGATAATTTCCATGACCCAACTCTACGCTTACTTGTAATCTTGCGTCAAGTAGATCGTCAATGCTGGCTGTCAGTAGTTCGCGCTTGCGCCAATCCATGCGGTTGCCAAATTCATCTGTTTTGAGCATTTTGTAGACGTGCGCAATTGCTTCGTCAATCTCAGCCAGCGTTAAATCCTGCTCAATCGTAAGTGTCATAAGCAGATACTACGATTTATTACGGGGTGCGCGCTTCTTTGGCTCAGGTTGCTCTGCTTGCCATTCCTCTTTGAGCAACACGTCGTAATTTTCAATCATAAACGCCAGATCCTCTTTGCCCCGTGATCGCAAACTGTCTGCAAACAGGTTCAGCGCGTCATGCACTCTTGGCTTGTCTAGTTTCATGCTTTACCCTTCTTGCGTCTGCGTAGGCAGTTACGTGATCCTCTAAATAAAACACAGCCTTGCCTTGTTTGCTTTTCCAAACCAGTTGCTTGCGAAACTGCAATTGACGCAAATGATTAAGTGTAATGTTCAAGCGCTCAGCAGTTTGTTCAGCCGATAGCCATACTGGATCTACCATGGCGCAGCCTCAGTCTGTTTAGGTGCGCGAGCGCCAGCCTTGATGATCTTTCCAATCTCAGTCACGTTCAACTCCAAGCCTGTTTTTTCAACGCCTTCTTTGGTGGTGTAGGTGCTTGGCTTCCATGATCCCTGAATAAGCACGCTATCGCCTTTGAATAAATTGTCCATAAGGATCTCTGACTTTTCACCCCACTGCACTGCTCTAAACCAAATTGTTTCGCCGTCAATCCAGACTTCGCCCTGCTTTACGCGTGGCGTGTAAGCCAAACTAAAACTGACAAACGCTTTGTTGTTCTTTGTAAACTTTAACTCAGGATCTGTCCCCAAGTTGCCCTTGATTACGATGTCCATATTTGCCTTCCTCTAGTGTAATTATTGTACCGTCATTTTGTAATAAAACAATTCCCCCGTTAGGCGTGTGCATTGGCGCTACGTCTGGCTCTTGCCATGAAGCAACCATAAACCCTTTGTCCTCAGCCCAAGTTGGGTTAGCGTGAATAGATCCAGTGCTCATGTTGTGACATGAGTGATGAATGCGCATAAGGTTGCTGGCGCTGTCTTTGCCCCCGCGTGACTTTAATTTGCGGTGGTGCAACGCCATTGTTGGTTGTTCAGGTCTGCCACAGGCTTCACAATAGCCCTGAGCGCGCTCAACAACCAGTGCAACAATCTTTGCGTCAATCGTCATCTTCATCATCTTCCCACTCTGCGGGATCCACGTTAGGTAGGTCTACGCGCAAAGGTAATCCAAATGGTGAAGTAGTCATCAGTACCACTTGCCTTTCTGCCAAAACGCCCAAGCCTTGCATGGCGTGGAGTATCTGTGGATAATGTATTTTATCCCACGATCTATTTGCACATGCGGGTGCAGATTTGGGGATAAACCCAAGATCTGAGGTATGCCGCCAGCGTGCTTACCGTTTACTTTAACGTGATTGCGAGCCTTTGGGTTCCACCCTGACTCTTTGCCCCACAGTGATGCCAAACAATTGTATTGCTTAGCACTGCCCCATATTGCATTGACTTTGTGCTGTGCGTATTGCTTTGGAGCCAACAGTTCAACGTAATTTGTTGGAGCCTGAGCCTGAACTGGGGAAGCAAACACAATTCCTACCGCTAATGCGGCGCTTAAAAGGATCTGTGAAAGACGCTTCAGCCCTTAGCCAATCGCCAACTTTCTGCAAACTTCGCAAGCGTTTGTACCGTAAATCCAACTGCCGCAAATGCAGCGCTTAATCATTGTGTCCATGTTTTTACCTTTCGGTTGATTTTGGGACAGGGTTTATTTTACGCTATTGCTATGCCGTATGGCACTTTGAAAATCTTGTTGTGCGTTTTGCCGTTAGGCTCAACCAGCACCGCTTCACGCTCATACTTGGCAAACCCGTAATCTATCACCTTATCGTAGGCGTGAACTGCGTCTAATGCGCAGTCATACATTTTGCTCCATGTCACAGATCCGTCTGTGACTATTTGCAACATGTATGCGTCAGGCTCAATCCCTGCAACCTTGTAATCAAACCAGTGTTCATTGCGTGGATCCTCAGCCTGATAAATGTTTTTGATCCTTGCTGCATACAGTCTGGCTTCTTCATCTGTATCAAAATCTTTGTTGCCGCGTGTCACGATCTTATTGACTGTGTATTCGTACTCCATTAGTTTGTCTCCCAACATTGATTGCACGTAATTTTGTCGTCAGCCTCAAATGTGTTGCTTGTCATATTTGTTCCGCATACTTGGCAAGATAGTGTCATGCTTTTTGTCCCTTCAAACTCATGTCATGTATGTCTACACACTTTGCACAAATTTGATAGCGCGCCTGTTCGCCATTGTCGTATTTGTACCACCTGTGCCAAAGTATGCGTGAGCCCTTACCGCACATTTCGCAGGCAATCATGACTGCGCCTTTGCCACGTGGTTTACGCTGCCTTGGATCCCGTACAGGCGTATTGCGTCATTGATGTCACGCCAAATCTGATCTTTAGCCAAACCAACCAACAATGATTGGCTTGTGGTTGTCTCACGTCCAATATATTGCGTCAACTCTGTGTCAATCTGCACTTCAATTTCAACTCGAAACTTAGTCATGGCTTCAATCCTTCTGGGCAATCAACTTGCTCCACTAAACAAGACTCAGGTATGTCCCAAATCCCCATTGCTGACGTAGCGCCAATCAGCGCCGTTAAAATTGCTAAATAAATAACTGCTGCGCGTATGCGCTTGCCACGTTTGGTAATCATTTGCCACCCCACATCTGAGCCAACTGGCGCGCCGTCATCATTGAATTTAATTGTTTTGCTTCAGGTGTGAGCGCGTAGCACTCAACGCATAGGCTGTTAGGAAACATTGCCAACGCAGGATTGACTTTGCTGCAAACTGAACAAACAAAAGTATCTGTGCTCATAATTATGCTCCAAACTTTTTAAGTAGAATTACCAACTGAGGTACGGTTATTTCACCGTTTTTAATTTCCTGATACAAAGTGCGCCCTCTGCGATCATTTGCAGTTCTAAAAGCAGCGTGAAATGTATTGAAATGCATACCTGATGCTTTGTGCGCTTCAATCATAAAATCTTCTAAATTGATTTTTGTTGTGCTCATAATTAGTTACCTGCCTTGCTTGTGTAGTTGTGATCGTATCTTTTGTGAAATTCAACTTCATACTCTACAAATGACCTTGACGCTCCGCCTGTAACTGTTTTCCAACCGCAAGAACATTCCGCGTCATAGCCCCATGTACCGCGCATTGTTGACTCGTAGCGGATCTTTTCGTTACCTGAGTATACAAACCACTTGATTGTTACTTTTGTATCGGTTGGAACTAACTTGAATTTGTACGCGCGCAATTCGCTTGCCCCGCTTGTATTTTTTTGATCTAACATTTTTTTGCCTTTCATTTAGTAGAGATCTATTTGATCTCAATAAAGAAATCATGACCTATAAATTACAAAAAGTCAAGACTATTCTCAAAGTTTTTTTAATTATTTTTTATTTATTTTTACGCTGCTTCAACCTGAGTTACAAACGTACCTTCTGAGGTGTACGCCAAAATTGAACCCTTATCAGTAATGACGTATCGGTACTCAGTACCCCAATCGTCACCACCCGCAACCAAAAATGGATCGCGCTCAGGATTGAGTTTGCCAATTCCCAAATCCACTGGGTCAATACCAATGCTTGACCATGATGTGGACATAATTCTGCGCTTGGTCTCTTCAACGCCAAACTGCTTGATGATTGACTGCAACGCTGGGATCATGTGTTCTGGGTATCCGTCCCAGTGACAGTAACGCCCAAACCATTCGTGTGTTGATGTAACTTTGATGTTGGGTTCAATTTCGTAACCTTCTGAACCCCATACCGCAATGATTGATCTAGTTGCCATGTTATTTGCCTTCTTTCTGTGTAGTGTTGTTAATTAATTTGTCCATACTTTTTGCTATTTCGCACGCCGCCTCAGGTGTGTAACCGTTTTCCAATAGCGTTTTAACGTATTCAATGTCCATGTTACTTTGCCTCCACTTCAACTATTTCAATAAAACGTAGGTGTGAGCGCTTTGACAATAGTATTGCGCTACTTTCAGCAGCCTTTAGGCTTGTGTGAAATGTTGCTCCAATGTTGTCGTCCGTTTGAGTCCATTCCACGTTTGCAAAGATTGCAGCGTGTGTGTATTGTTTGTTTTCTGATTTGCGTTGCAGTGAATAGCCAACTGTTTGAAATGTTGTAGCCATGTTTATGCACCTGCCTTTCCGTAATTAGCCATTTTGAATAGTAAATTTGGTGCAAACGCTTTTGCGCATTCATTACCAACAGCCCAGCAACCCATGTATCCAGCGTCGCTTTGTACGTCATACTCGGATCCGTTTTGAAGTCTGATTGAACCGCCTTCAATCACTTCTACGTACCAAGGATTAGCGCCAACTTTTCTACCGCATTGAACGCAATAAGTATCGTCCCAACCTACGTTTGATTTTGGTTCTGAAAAATTAGGTTGATCTCCCGCTTGAATTTTTGTTGTATTTACTGTCTTTTTTTGATCTAACATTTTGTGCCCCTTAGATTTAGTAGAAACCAACTTGGTCTCAATAAGATAATCTTCTGGGACAAAACAAAAAAAGTCGAGACTATTTCAAAAGTTTTTTTATTTATTTTTCAACAATCTGGATCTCAACTCCAGGTCTTTCGCCGTAGATTTTGATAGCCCTAATTTCGGTAACTTGGGCGTCATCTTTGTACGCTACCGCCGTCAATCCGTCTAATACCGCGCGTATCAACTTATCCAAATCAGGCGGTACAGTCGGTTCGGATCTTGTAACTGTTTTGGGTTTTTGAAAGATGAATACCATTGTCATTGAAATGGGTTTTGGCGACGGTTGAGCGCCAGCGTAGCGTGCAGCAATCGCAATTGACGCGCGCCATGTCGCAAGCGCTGAGCCTTGCGAGTGAAATATGTGTCCATTAACAGCAGACATTGACCCTTGTGGTACGGGTTTACCGTCTACTCTAAATTGGATCACACAATAATTGTAACCAATCCTGTAACAATTGCATGTTGGTCGCGTCCCTGCTGATCTGTACCGTACAAATCAACGGTTCCAAGTCGGTCTGGCGCGTCTACATACTTGACTGTTAATTCTTGATTGTTAATTACAACGTGATCGCCCATGTTGAGGTGCATAGGTTGAACAACGGTGGTTCTAATCATCTGCTGCTCCTTTGTTAGGTTACATAAATTGTAATTCATTTCAGTAATCTATGCCACCCAAATAAGGCTCTGAGTGCTGTTTTAAGGCAGTTGAGTCAATGTCCAACTCTGACTCTGAGGTACGCCTTTTGCAGCGCTCTCCAGCCCCGCTAGGTGCTTGCATCAGCCTTACTAGGCTTTCATGTCGGTCAAGATACATTTGATCCATTTCTGCAACCCAATTAGCCGTTTGCTCTTGCGACAATTCCAAATCATTGCGTTTTGATGCCTTGATTTTCTTAGGTGGTTTGATTACAAAAGTGCGCTCAGGCTCTTCCTCAATCCCCCAATAAAAAACCGTCATGTCAGTTTGGTATGCGTTTTCGGATCAGACTCTTGATTGACTCAGGCATCGGCACTGAGATCTCGCGTTGCGCCTCTTGTTCTGCAAACCAAGCCTGACTTGCCTTGCGATCTCGCTCATACTTAAGTCGCCCTGACTCAACTTCTTGCGCTTGCTTTTCTTCAATGCTGATCTCTCGCTGAGGCAACGGATCATCTGCCCAGCGTCCAGCGTTCAACCAAGTAGACGGGTGCGCGGTGTATGAAGGGTGCCTGTTGGGATCTCTGGCGTACTGCAATGCGCCGTTGATAATCAAATCTTGATCCTCAGCCTCAACCGCCTTGTCCCAAGCCTTCTTTGCTGCTGCCTTTCCTACCTTCAATGGATAGACTTTCCAAAACAAGTCGAAGGGTGTTTCTTTGGACGGTTCCATAGGAAGGTTCATAGGTCGCGAAAGTCGCCCCGTGGTAGGCGCGAGAGTCGCCCCGTCTCCGTCGCGAGAGTCGCCCCGTGACTTACGGGTGGTCTGAACGTCGCCCCGTAATGTTGCTAAGTTGATTGTGTATTTATGGGGTCTGCGATCCTCTCGGCACGTTGCAGATCCACCAGCACCCTTTTGTAACCAAATGTAACCTTTGGCTACCAATGAATTGACTGAGCGCTGAACAGTGCGAACGCTGATGCTGGCTTTGTTACCAATGGTGACTTGGCTGGGCCAAGCCTCAGTCCCGTCATCGCTTGCGTGATCTGCAATTACCAGCAAAACCATTTTTTCAGTCAGCGGTAGTTTTGTCAGCCACACTTCCGACATAAGACGTATGCTCAATTGCACTCCTAATCTGATCTAATGTAATGCCAAACTCCGACAATGACTGAAGCGCCCGTTGCCTTTGATTGGGGTATTTCAACGGTGAATAAAATGAAGCACGTTCAAGTGAGGTCATTCCACCCCACACTCCATAGCGCTCATGTTCATAAGCGTATTGAAAACACTTTCGCCATAGAGGACAGCGCGCGCATACTTCTCTGACCGCATTGATATACAAGTATGCGTCTGCGCTGCGCTCTTCTTCAACGCGGTAGAACAGATCGGTGTACATACCGCGACACTCAGCAATGTCCCAATTTACCTCTTCGTACTTGGGCAACCCACTTCTCCTGTCTGATCGTAATACGAGCAGTATTTTGTGCAAAAGAATGGTGCTTCTTCAGGCGCAGGCGCTGGCTCATTATTTTCAACAATTGACTTTATCTCTTGAAGCCACTCAATGCCCGCTAATGCTGTTGGCGCGTCGTAAATTTCTTTGTGAACGCGTATGTCTGCCATTTCACCGTCACGTGGAATTGCAACCAGCGCAACCTCATTGACCTTGTGCCCGTTTTGTTCAAGCAACCAGCCGTAAATCTGCACCTGCCAACGCTGTTGTTTTGACGGGAAGTACCGCAATGATTTGACCTTAGTTGTTTTCCAATCCACTACCAAACCAATGTCCTTAATAAATAGATCCACGTGACCTTTAAGATCCCCTGACGCAAATTCACCTTCAATAATAAAATTGTCGCCAAAAGGATCTTCACGCCTAATCGCCTTTTCAATCCCTGAGTGAATAAACGTCCCAAGAATTGCTGCAAGTGACTCTGTGTTTGGGTTAGTCTCAGGCGTTTGTTTCAACTCATGCCACACGCGCCTGCGACAACCACCAATACTGCTTGGACCAACCTCAACTTGAATTGAACGTGATCTGCTGGCGTCAAATGCGTTGAGAGATTTAACCAGCATTTCATTCAAATCAATCATTGTTGTCGCCGTTGCTTAGTTGAACAATCGCTTCATCTGTTGTTATGTTGTGTTTTTTGGCGTATGCATCAACGTAAGCAAAAAACACTGATTGCCCTAGCGGTGTTTGTGCAAATTCATTTTTGTCGCTCATGCTAACTCCATGCTTGTTCGCACTGATGTGCCAACTGATCTAGCAATGTCCACTTGGGTGCGTATGCGTGACGCGTTAGATCTTGCAGCGCGCACTGTTGCTTCAGCAATCGCCATTTTCAAATGCAAATCCTCAGCCGATACCAACGCCAAATCTGCTTTGTCTGAGACAGTAAGTTTTGTATCTTGTTTGCCTGATAGCGACAAACGCCCGTGTGCCAACGCCAATTCATACTTGGCTTTGGTTGTGTAATAAAGTTGTTCAGCCTCAGCCAGATCTTTGTGTGACTCATCTACTTCATGCGATAGCGCCCGCAGTTTTTGTTCGATCATTTGCGGTGTGACAATTTGACTCATGCTGGATCCTCAACCAACTGCAAATCGGGTGCAGTTTTCTTTTCTTCAATTAGCATTACCTTTACTGTGTCTGCGCTTATGTCCATTGGGTCAGGAAGCATTTGAAAACCTGTTTCTTCCATTGCCTGAGCCAATTTGCTTGGTGTTATGTCCAAACGCTTGGCTGTCTCGGTAATCCCAATTGCATTGACGTGAACCGCTGTTACCCAGCCTTGCGGTGCTTTGAATTTCTTTTGATTACTCATCTGTGTAATGCCCTTTCTAATTCTTTGTTGAGGTCTGATAGTCGTACTGTCATTGCGTCAATAATTTCTTCAATTGTCATTTCTTCAACCATTGCCTTAGTCATTCCCAACGCCAGCGCCAGTTGTCCGTAATCGTTTGTGTTGAGCGCTGCATTGACTTTTGCCATTGCGCTTAGCAATTCAAGTTTGTTCATTTCCACACCCAACCAATCACTTCTTTGTTGTCCTCTTCAAGTTTGCATAGCGCCACGCAGTTGATGTAATCAATGATTGTTTGACGATCAACCCCGTCAGCCAGATCTACCACCAACGTTAGTTTGCTTTGCCTACGCTTGGCAAGTTCCCTGCCGTTCACGTACGTATGCAATACGTAAACTGAAGATTTGCCGCGCTTTTCTTTCAAGCGTCTGATTACGCCTACCTTGTCTAAAACCGACAATTGACCTGACGCTGTGCCGTGATGCCAATTCATAATTTCTGCAAGTTCAAACCAAGTCAAACCGCGTTCGCCTTGCGCCCTGACGTGATTGAGAGTGAGTGATTGCGCCACAGTTGTAGCACCAGAACCTTCCCAACCCATAGTGCCAGCGTATGGCTTAAAAGATAGTTGTAAATCATCTGCGTCCGTCACAAACTTACTCACCTTTCAACTCCTGAGCGCGAGTGTTAAACAGGTCTTTAAGCGTTGTGCCGTTAAGCGGCAAATCTAAAATCTCTGCATTGCCCGCAAAAGATGAACGCAAAACGTCAATGCTTGCGATTGTTGGCAGCAAGGTCATGAGATCCTGCGCCTGTTTTACTTCTGTCTCGCTGTAAACCCTTGGCTTGGTTGCAGACATACGCGGTTCTTTGTTGTAGCGCTCAACCTTCTCCATTTCGGATCTGCTTGGGCGCGCACCAACTGGAGCGTCTAAACACAGCACTGAGTTGGAAATTGCACGCCCAATTGCTGAGGTCTCTCCATTTTCTAGGGCTGAAGTTTTGTTCACAGGCGACGCGCCAACAATCTCTTCAGCGTAGCCAGTTGCTACTGGGGTCATGTCGTCTCGGTCTAGGTATACCTCAGCCTTAACAATAAAACTACGGTCATTGTGAAATACCAGATCTGTCAATACTCTGGCTTCTGGGTATTTGGAGTACAGCCTGCGTAATCTGAGTTCTACCGTCTCGTACGCGTCAAGATCAAACTTACCTGCCATGCGCTTGCCTTTCGTTTGGGGAGCAGTGCCTGCTCTGTCCCGATAATTATGAGCCACAAATTACAAAAGTCAGGGATTGAGCCTGGCGAGTCGCGTGAAATTATTTGTAACCAGTGCCAAACTAGGGGTATGTCAAAAACACCTGAAACCCCGCCCAGTGGCAAAATCACTATTAGCCTGCACCAACTGTTTGTTGAGGTTGAGCATGAGGCTTCGTACCCAGATCAAATGACAGATCTAAGCAACCGTGTTCTTGAATTGTTTAAGGCTGCACTCAATCACTGCAAAGAAACAGGCATGGACATTCGTTCAACTGATCCGTTTATTTATGACGGTGACGATGAGGATGAAGATTAATCCAACCAAACTTTATACACAGCGGTGACGCGTCCCTTAACTGGGTCAATAAAATGTAAACGCTGAGACGGTGTGGCACTCGCTGCAAGCATTACACCCGCGTACCTATTGTCACTTTCCGTACTACCTGTTTGATAAACACTACCTTGACCGTTCGCCATTGCCCATTCTGAGTGCGTGTGGTAGTGACCAATGTATACGTCTCTGAACTCCCACGGATAAGATCCTGAGCGCCACTTGTTTGCGTGTTGAACGATTGCACCTGGTGAAGCAAATCCATTTCGCCCTACCTCATCTCCGTGAATTAGTAATGCGCGGTAGTTTCCAATCTCTACGCGCTGAATATCCTCAGGACAATCCTGCCACGTCAGTCGCTTCTCCCCTTGAAGCAACTGACGGGCAAGTTCATAACACATACGGTCAAAATTGTCTGAGCGTGGCACGTTGTCGCGCTTGGATCCAATGCGCCCATGATTACCCCACTCTGCAATGACTGTGACCTTTTCGTAGTTAGCCAGCGCATACCGCACAACATCAACGCAAAGTCGCGATACATTGACGTATTGCTCAAATAGCGTTGCGTCCACTTCAAATGCTTGCGTTGGAAAATTAAACAAACCCTCAACCATGTCTCCACCAAAACAAATTGTCACTTCTTTGACTGGGTGATCTGCTCTTTGGATCTCGGTAATGCGCACTGCTTTGTCACAAAATTCCAATACACGCTTGCGCATAATCTCGCTGTTGTATGAGGTGGTGCGCTTAGCGCCTTGCCAATCTGTCATGTGCCACAACGCAACCTCAGATTTTGTTTTGCGTTTATCTGCAACGGGTACTGCAACAGGTTCAATCTTGCCCATAGTCAGCATTGCGTCGTAGGCTGCTTGGTGTGAGGTCTCAACTAGATCCTGCGTGCGCTCTTTTGATTGACGTAGTTGTTTCTGCAACCGCATGAGCGCTTGACGCAACTCTTTTACGTCTGTGCTTTCAATTTCAGGCGGCAAATTCTTAAACTGCTCTTCAAGGCTCATCAGTTATCGCAATCTCTAATCCGTGTTGGGTGTATCCCTGTTTGTCGATCCAACTATCTTCATGCGCTGGGTTTACTGAGCACCGCACAGATTTAAAAAAATCCATCATCAGTGCAACCTTCCAAGCAGGTATGTCGTCAATACCTAACAGTGCGCCCCACCCTCTGCCCACTTGGGCAAAGTTAGCGTGAGCAGATCCGTATTCAATCTGCCTGTTGTTTAACACTTCATCTACTTTGGACATTTACAGGTATTCGTTCTATGCGCCATGATTGCTTCATTGCTTGTTTTGTATCCTTCAGCGCGCAATAGGCGCAGTATTGTTCTTTGTGAGATCCCGTTTGCCCACATCTCTTCAAGCGTTTTTTGATCCTCAGCCGTCATTGCATTGACTGTTAGCACGTATGGGCAAGGTTGATTAACAATGGTTTGTTTGTATCTATCTGCAAGCGTCATAGGGGTTGCCTCCACCGCAAATCGTAACGCAAAAAGAAACAACCGCCAACGCAAGACACGCTGGCGGTTGGATCTATTTTTACTACTTCTTTTTTGCTGCTGTCTTCTTAGCCAACTTGTCTGTTTCAATTTCAACCACGTCAGCCACTATGCCAAACGCTGGATCTTTGCTGTCCATGGCGCGCAAAGCAGGGCTGATTACGCCTGCTACTACTGCAACCACATACGCCCAAACGTCAGTGTTGTGAATTGTGATAAGTGGAGTAATTGCTACCAACACGCCACGCAAATAAGATTTAACTACCGCTGTCATTACTGAGTCCATGTCCTGCCCTCTCTATGGTCGTGCTACGCCCATTACCAATGAGTATGCACGCTTCTTTGTGTACACGCCGTCCCCGTTGGATTGCGAGCCTTTAGCGTCTCCTGAAGTATTACCCTCAATACACCAAAGATATTTTTTGCCGTCATTTTTAACTACTATGCCGACGTGATCTGCCTGAGCGTCAGCGTCAAACTGAAAGAACACAATGTCCCCCGCGCGCGCTTGACCCACTGGGACAATTTTGCCCTTTTTGCTAAACCATTTCAATCCTGCGTCACATAAGGCAAATCCCTTTTTGGTTTGCGCTGCAACCAGTTCAGATAGATCCGCCTGCGCATAACACCACGATACAAACATTGCGCACCAAGGTTGATTGTTCAATCCGTACCATTTGCCGTACTTTGTATCGTTGTTGCCTGTTTCTTGATAGCCCAGTTCGCCTTTTGCTGCGTCAATTACAATCATTTTGCCTCCAACAATAATGCGTAGATTGAGTCTACTCTGGCTTCCAATCGTTTAATTGAGTCGCCTTGACGGGTCTGTTCGTCTCTCATACTAGATCCTGAGTTGGGTTTCAGTTCAGCCAAGTATCCCTTGACCAAGTGACGCACGCCTACTGCAACCGCGCCAATAAGGGTTGAAACCCCTACGGCAAAACCAATCCACTCATTTACGCTCATGTTATGTCCAAGTCAGTATTCGTACGGTTCCGTTTGCGTCCACAATCTTGGCTTGATTGGTTGTTGTGTTCAACCAAGCGTCGCCAATACGTGGATTACTAGGGTCTGATGTTACAGCAGGAAAGGTAAAACGTGCCGCTGTTTCAAGCAACCGTAATCTGCGGTCAAGATCTGAAAACATAACGCGCAATTCAGGCGGTTGATTTATGTAAGCCATGACGCCTCAGTTCGTAGTCGTAGTTAAGGTCAATGTTACGCGCTCTGGACCATTTTCACCAGGTTGCACTTCAATACCCACAATACGATAAATCGCGTCCAACCCTGCTTGCACTGACGTACCTACGCCTGTTGCAGGAAAGCGCTCATCTGTAATACGTAATCTTGCGCTATCACCAATTGCATACGATCCGTAAACAGGGCTGACAAACGCAGGAACAACAAGCCTGATTGTTGTTGGAGGTAAGGACACAGCATTGACTTGACCCTGAGCCAGTTGCGCAAGATAGGTTGCATCAGTGACGTCAGAATAGTTTGCTTGTTCTTCGTACAGCGCCCAACCAGTAGACAGGATTGCACTATTTTGATACGTGGCAGATAATTTACCTTCGTTCGATCCAGCGCCCAACGCATACAAAGTATTAGCAATCAATGTGCCGTCTTCAGGGTATTCGTACTCTACCACGTTGCCAGCAGGAAACTCAAACAACAAAGCGCTTGGATTGGTTGCTGAATAATCTGCGCCAATTCTTGGGTAGCCTAAATTAAGAATTTTTGTAGGTGCGCCAGATCCGTCGTAAGCCACGTCAATGTTGAAATCAAAACCGTTTTGAGCGCGTGAAAGATCCTGCAACGCTGAATAGTAGGTTTTCTTTTCGTAGTTGTAATAAGTTTTAGACACTAACACGCCTGAAATCTCTACGCCCACTTGGACCCCAATGTTGCCAAACGGTACGCCCTGAGCCAGTGAAATAAGGTTTTGTGCAATAGTCAATTCGTCAATGTTGGTAAATACCTGATCTGAAGTAATGCGACGTTTATCAAAGTATGACTCAAACTCTTTAGCGTTAATTGACAAAACTTGATTGCCAGACTGATAGTTGCGGTTCCAGATAATCCCGCCCCACACCAACACCCCGTCACGATCCACGTAAACAGCGCATTTGCCTGGAATGGTTGAAGCGGTCACGTTAAATTTGGTTGAGTCCACGCCCGATAAAAGTATGTGACCCTGAAATGTGCCTGCTTGATTAAGTTGAGAACCAAACGAAACACCAGTTAAAGGCAACTCACCAATGATTGTATTGGTCAGCAAATCTGCAAACAGGTATCGGTATGTCGTAGTCATGCCGTTACTCTATCGTGTCAGTATTTGACTCCGTTGTTGGTGCTACAAACTTTTTTCCGTCATAAGTCCAGCCAATACCAGCAGGGTTACTGTCGTTGTATTCAATGCAAGTTTTTTCTGTAACTGTCTCTGCGATTTCTAATGAACCAGCAACAATAATGTTTTGAACAATATTGTCACTCAAAACTGCATAAGTAGCCATTTTGTTACCTTTCTTTTAGTAGTAAATAAGAATTGCGCCATTACCGCCAGCGCCACTTGCAGCAGCAGTTCCACCAACTGCGCCGCCACCGCCACCGCCACCTGACCCACCTGCACCACCAGAACGACCAGCAACAGTTCCATCGCCTGTTCCACCTTGCGAACCTGCGCCAGTAAGTCCAGTTCCACCAGAACCACCTGAAGCAGCAAAAGCGGAAGTAGAAGAAATACCAGCAGTGCCAGCACCAAATTTACCTGCTCCACCTGCTCCGCCTGTTGCGGTTCCTGAACTTGCACTATTGAAATACACTCCGCCGCCACCACCGCCAGCAAATATACCTGCTCCACCTGCTCCGCCTGTATTACTGGTAACACTTTGTGCACCGCCACCGCCACCGCCAGAAGTGTAATAAATACCGCCAGTACCAGCAGAAGGATTTCCAGAACTTGCTCCAGCGCCACCAGCGGCACCGTTAATAAACTTGTATGAAAAAGAACTGCCCAAACCGCCAGTCATCGTTGCTCCGTTGCCATTGCCTGCGCCACCTGCTCCGTTTGTTGAAGCAGCAGGTTGCGCTGTTCCAATTCCCCCGCCTTTACCGCCATAAGCATAAATAGAACCAAAGTTACTAATACCGCCGTCGTTTCCTATTGAACCAGTAGCCGCAGTTCCGCCAGCGCCAATAACAACAGAAGCGGCAGGTGTAACCCACCCTGAAAATACTGCGCCAGCACCACCGCCACCATTTCCTGTATTTGCGTTTCCACCACCACTTCCACCGCCACCTGCAAGCACAATAAATACTGCGTTGGGTGAACCGTTGTAAGTAATGGTTTGGCTTGAAGTAATTGTGTGTTGCAAAGTTAAACCAAGCGGAATACCACCTGAACCATCAACCGCAACATTACCACTAGCGGCAGGATATATACTTATTGGCATTATGCTATCTCCACTCCGCTAATATGAAAGTTGATTGAAGTTGCGCTTGCGCCACCTGTAATTGTGTTTGTAGTCAATAGCGTCTGTTTTAAGTCAATGTAAATAGTTGAGTTTGCAGCAATAGCCGTTGTCGTGTGAAGCGCAATTTGACCTGCTGCTGGACCCATAGCCATTGTAAATGTGCCTGCGCTTGAAGCAGTATTTGTGACCGCAATGTTGCTAACAATGGTTGTTGTTGAAGCAGGAACCGTGTACAAAACTGTTGTTGTAGTAAGTGAGGCTGCGGTTCTTGCTAATACCTTGGGTGTTGTAGCCATTTACATTGCTCCCATCAAAAAGCAGGTTAATTGTTGAAGTGTATCATCACTCAGATTTACCGTAACCGCGCCACTACTTCCGCCGCCGCTTAAACCTGTTCCAGCCGTCACAGCGGTAATGTCACCCACAGGTAGGTTCGTTGTTACGTCAACGCGCGTGTCCGTAATATTGGCGTTGGTAATTGACGTTGCGCCAGCGGCAACTGCGATAGTTGCTAATGAAATAGAGTTTTGAGGTATAGCAGGAGCCGTTGGTGAACTAGCAGGGGTTCCAGCAATGACTTGAAAAGTGACCGTGTTAGAAGAACCTGTGTAATACGCGTCCAAAATTGTCACAACAACGCGGTCAATTCTTGGATTAGAAGGGTTGGAAGTAGTGACGGTCAATTGAGTTGCTGCGTCATTGTAAAATTGATACACGCCCATATTGGTTGTGTAATTTCCAAC